GACACATACCAAGGCTTAACCGTTGAAGACTTCCAGCGCGGTATTCATCGTATGAGCCGTGAACAGTGGCCACCAACCATCCCTGAATTCCGCTTATGGTGCTTGCCGCAAACAGACGAATGGCTTGGTGCTCATGAAGCATGGGCGATTGCAGAAAAATCCATTGGCTTTGATGGTGAAGAAATGACAGTGGTTTGGACTGAGCAAATGGCACAGGCATTTAGTCGTTGTGAATCACTGATCAAAACTGGTGACAAGTTCCAACGAGCTGAAGCCAAGCGAATCTTTTGTGATGCTTATGACCGTCTTGTGACTCAAGCGAAAGATCAAGGATTACGTCCTGTCTACACCACAAGCCTCGGTATTGATGCTGATCAACGAATCACAGCAATCCAACAAGCTGAGTTAGATGGCTTTCTACCTGCGCCTGAAGCAGCCGCATTGCTCGAATACAAGCAATCAACTGCTGAACGTGATGCAGATGCCAAGAGGTACAAAACTATCGCTCAGATGGCATTAGAGAAGCTTGGGCCATTAATCAAGCATAAACAGCCTATTAACAAAATGCAGCCTGAGCATAAGGAAAAACAGAACTGGGAAACCGTTGAAGAAAATCATATCGACCCATTTGATGACATCGAACAGTACAAGTCGAACTTGGCAAACGATGGTAAGCCAGTTCCAAGCGCCGTTAAAAAATGGGAAATGACTTTGGCGCAGATGGTTGAAAAACGCAGAGCAATGATGAGCGGGGAGAATGCGGCATGAACGACATAATTTTACGTTGCGGTGGAATAGGTGTGGCTCAGCTTATTGTTAGTCAAGTTTTGACAAGAGCCATCATGCCAAACTGTTACTTTCCTGAGAAAAAATCATACGGCTATGCCAGTGCCGAGGATGGTCAGGTTTTCTATTTTGATGAAGATCAGAAGCAATTTTTTTTCTACAAAAACTTTGATGAATCTTCTGATGAGTTTGTTCTTCTTGTTGATTTGAAGATTGCATTATTTGAGGTGGCAGCATGAGAACAGAAATATTCAACGAGTGCATCATCGCAGCTCAGGGCGCAAAGCATGTCATTCATGCAAACAGTGCTGCAAAGAAATCACTGCGCGAACAACTTGAAAATAACGTTGAGAAGTTTCTAATCCAAGGTGGCAGTGTAAAGACACTCTCAGGCATCGATTTTAAGCCGAAACAGCCATCTAAATGCGTTGAACGTATAAAACCATGGCGAGAACTAAAACAGCCTGAATACGCGAAATCAGAGAGAAATACGGAATTGCGCGAATGGGTAAGAGCGAAATTGGGTAGAGCAAAAAATCTCGCTTTAGCTATGGGTGTTTTGCAATGGTACATCTCAGCTCGCACATCTGGGCAGATTTTTATCACCGCAGCCGAATTTGAACATGAAATTAAGCCAGCGATTAAACGTGTAGAAAAAATGGAGCAGGCTCATGACAAAGCGCAATAAGAAATATAACACGAATAAGTTGGCTCAAATTCATGCCGCGAAATTTGCAAAGCATCAAGCGCGATGGAAGCAAATTAATGTTTTATATCAGTTTGAGATGGAGTTTGTGGTCGAACACGTAAACAACAAACTAGATGATTTTGCTAAAGCGAATGGTTTAGGGCCAAATGATTACCTGCCATCACATGCAGTTATCGAAGCTTATGAAGAACAAGACATGATCATTGCACTCAAGCAGCAGTTAATCAAAGAACCTGAGTCGTGGGAGATCGGCATTGACTCGCATTTTTATAATGCTGAAACCGATGAAATCAAAACTATTCCATTTTTCTTGAATCTGCCGAGTATGTCGCATGAAGAGTTAATGGCAGGCTGCGACAAGAAGGTTCATTTCATTGATGGGATTAAAACTGTCAAGGATAAGTGGGAAGGCTTGCAGAAGGAAATGATCAAGAACTGGGAAAAGGAAGGTGTTCCAGAAGGGTTTGAACTCACAATGTCTCAAGTGAAAATGATTGCTCAGGCAAAATTCAGAGACATTGAAAAGTATGACCGTTTTTGCAGTTACCTGAATTTTCGTGATGACGGAAAGTTGATTGATGTTTTGAAAGCTGAAGATAGTTTGAGCGTGAAGATTAACGCTTTGGGGTCTGCGGCATGAACCCAAACAACTTTCTAATTTTTATGCTTCTTTTAATTGCCTTCTGCTTTTTGGCAGGGGCATCTGGTTACAGCACAAATCATGCTTTGGGGTTCCTATGAAAATTATAGATCGAATAGAAAAAGCTATCTCATCGAATTGTCGTCCGATCATGTTTGCAGTTTTACTAGATTGTCTAACAGCAATTGAGGAGCAGCAAAAGCGGATTGATGAGCTTGAAAGCAAAGTCACAGATTTGAGTAAAAATCTGAAAGATCGTGAGTTGGCTGTTTTGGTGAGACAGGAAAGGATTGATGCAGTAGAGCAAACACTGGTTGAACTCAATGAAGCATCAGAAGCATTGCACCATCGTTGGCATATTTTCAATGAACAGACTGATTTAAGCGAAGCAGAAGGCATTGATTTAGCAATTAAAGATATTAAGCAAGCACTTAAAGGCGGTGACGAATGACGACAGAAAATCAAATCATCATTGGTATTGACCCAGACTTAGAAAAATCAGGTGTCGCAATTTTAGGGCAATCATTACAGCTTAAAAATCTAACTTTTCCTGAAACTGTGGATTTATTCCGCACATTTCAAGATGAAATTAAAAAAGTGGTTATCGAAGCAGGCTGGTTGAATAGAAAGTCTAATTTTCATGGTTGCTATGGGCAATCTAAATCCAAAGGGGAAGCGATTGCTCGAAATGTCGGGGAAAACCATGCAACAGGTAAATTGCTTGTAGAAATGGCGAAATCATTGGGTTTAGCAGTGGTTGAAGTAAGACCTACAAGAACAAAGCTTAAAGCAGAAGATTTTAACCGCATTACTGGTTGGCGGGGTAGAACCAACCAAGAACAACGTGATGCGGCAATGTTAATTGTCGGTATGAAGTAAGGGGATTGGGATGAATGCAGCAGTGAAAACACAAGCAATGGACTGGTCGAAGCACACGATTGAAGATTGGCTGAAACAATACGGTGCATATATCCAGTTGTGTCGCATGAAATCAGGGAATGAGCCTGATTCTCTACACATTAATCAGATTTACCATTTGATCTGTGAAAATAATCAGGGTTATGCACCACGCCGTAAAGGGGTGATTATTTGCGAAATCAGCGATTTTGAAGCCGAGCATGTACGAAAATTAATTATCGAAGTGCGTAATTCAATGACAATCTGTGATTCAGCAAAAGCGGCAGTTCAGTTGTTTATTGAGAAGTGTGTGCGAGGTATGTCGCTGGATCAATTAGACCGAGAATTCTGTTTAAGTCGCAGTTCGATCAATAATATGATTTATGCAGGGAAGTATTATTTGGCGGGGCACGATAAAAGATTAAGAATTTGTTAAAAGGCTTGTATTTAAATAAGAATATGCTATTTTGTGTTATAAGTGGTCGAAGTGTAAGTAAAGCACTTGACTAATTAAGAAGCTCGCAGAAATGTGGGCTTTTTTATTGCCTGAAATTCCATAAACCTGATCAAGTGGTGGTTTTATGAATAAGTAAACCGAAAGGTAATCAACCTGTGATGCTATGCAAATTTGCCTAGCTAGAAAACACAGGCGTATAGACCCCACGAAAGAGGGTACAACCCATGCAGTTCATCGAGCATGGATGGGATATGCAGGAAACAATCAGAATTGGGAGTGATGCCCCACCATGGATGCACGCCGAAAGCCGAAAATAAAATACTGTGCCCATCCAGTGGTTTTTTAAGTAGGTGAGTAGCTGTAGCCAACAGTACAGGTAAAGCTGTTGGAGCTATTTTCAAGGGTATGGCAGATTGCCACATTCTTTTTATGCGCTATTAGCTCAGTTGGTTAGAGCCTTTGGGTCGTAGGTTCAAGTCCTACATGGCGAGCCAGTTTTGAGGGATGGAAAAACTTTCCAACCCTTTCGAATTCGAAACCTTTTAAATTCTAATTGGAGCGAATTCACCATAATTAAAACCATATCGTTAGAGTCAACAATATGCTTAACTTTTTAAAGCGTTTATTTTGGATTGATGAAGAATAAACTGACAGATTCTCGGTGTACTGAGGAAGTTTTCCGAACGGATTACGGAACATAAGACCGCACTGCTTGAGAAGGTTGGTGCGGTTTTTCTTTTCTTATTTGAGGTGTTTATGGAAACATTGATCGCAATAGCTCAGGTTGTTGGTTGTTTGTTCGCTATAGCACTTGGTCTTGCTTTGCTGATTATTATTTTAATTCTTATCTCGATAGTTACTGGGTCAAAAGTTGATCCTAATGATAATGGGCTACTGAAAACGAAAGCGCAAAAAGAAGCATGGCGACAAGAAAAACTTAATAAACATAAAATTGAGTTATAGGTGATCTTATGGACATCATCGAAGCAAAACAAAATCTCAAAAAGCTGCATGAAGATAAAGACAAAATACTCAGCTTGAATCACCTGAATTCAACACAGGCTTTCCGATTTGAATGTGATAGGCGTGTCCGTCAGATTGACGGGAATATTGAAACCATTCGGCAGAATATTAAGCGGTATGGACATTGATCAATACAAGCGGCTCACTAAAAAAGAACCTCCCAAAAATAAGCCAAGAAATACGCCGTTGCCCAAGGCAAAGCAAAAATATCTTGAAGCTGAAGAAAAACTGACTGAGCAACTGGAAAAACTTGGAATTAAGTTTGAGAAGAAATTTCAGTTCAAATCTACAAAGCACTGGCGTTTTGATTTTCACATCATTGGAAAGCAATTGTTGATAGAGATTGCAGGCGGATCGTGGTCAGGTGGTCGTAGTGGCAAGTTGGCTAAAAAGGCTTGGAGTTTAGATCGTTACGATCATGCTGAAGAAATGGGGTATTTCGTTAAGCGATTTGAGCCACATGAAGTATTTTTCAATGAAGCAATCTGTTGGATAAGAGACTATGGAACAAATCAGACCATTTCCACCGACAGACCTGATTGACCAAGCTGAAGATGAAGAGGCGATTCGCTTGGCACCAGCACCTGATCTTAAAAATTGGGTGGTCAAGAATTTTCTAACGATTGGTGCTGAACTATATAACCCTGACCATGACCACATTGCTGAGCTGCTGCATGATAACGATGAATTTCTAGCATTTGCTTGGGCATCATCTGCCGCCGTTGCAAAAAAGCGCATGGTGCTTGGGCAGTGTGAAAAGGTTATGTTCAATCAAGGCGGCTGGAAAAAGGCTCGACAAGAGCAGCAAATGCGTGACTGGTTTGGCTTTGTGCCAATCTACCTGATCACTATTGATGCCAGTTACTGCGAAAAATCGAATGACCGTGACTTCTGCGCACTGATCGAACATGAGCTGTATCACATCGGTGTTGAACGTGATGACGATGGTGAGATTGTTTATAGCGATATGACCGGACTGCCAAAGCATTACTTGGCTGGGCATGATGTTGAAGAATTTGTGGGTGTGGTTAAACGCTATGGAGCAAGCGAAAACGTCGAGCGTCTTGTTGAAGTCGCAAAACAAGCACCGTTTGTATCAGAAAAGAATATTGCTGCGTGTTGTGGGACGTGTGTGATTAATTGAGCCGAGTGGCTCTTTTTTTTGCCTATTTTGCTTTACGTAGCTTTACGAAGGTGAGTTTATGGCAGCACTAAAAGAGCCTGTAAAAATCTTTATAGTTCAGTCTCTTGCTTGCTTTGAAACCCCTCAACAAGTAGCTGATGCTGTAAAGCAAGAATTTAAGGTGGAAATTGGTCGTCAACAGGTAGCTTTATATGATCCAACAAAACCAAGCGGAAGAAATCTAAGCAAGAAACTTGTAGAACTTTTTAAGAAAACTCGAGAAGAATTTAGAAAGAATGTTTATGACATTCCATTAGCAAATAAATCATTTCGCTTGAATGAGCTTCAGAAAATGTATGAAGACTGGGGCAAAAACAAAGTTATGAAGCAAAACATCATCAAGCAGATTAAAGATGAAATGCAGGGACATGACATTCAGTTGCTTGATATTGAGCTTAAAAAGTTAGAAATTCAGCGCATTCGCGATGGTGAAGATGGTGCGGGTGATGACCCAACACCTGTGAAGGTAACAATTCAAGTTGTGGATGCGAGTAAAAAAGATGCCGAACATCAATCCGACTCTGAATGTGCCACAGTCTAATTTTCTACAACTTGATAATAAATTTCGTGCGTTTGTGGCTGGATTTGGGAGTGGTAAAACTTGGGTTGGGTGTTCAAGCCTTTGTGATAAGTCTTGGGAATTTCCAAAAGTACCACTTGGCTATTTTGCCCCGACCTATCCGCAGATTCGGGATATTTTCTTTCCTACGATTGATGAGGTTGCATTCGATTGGGGCTTAAAGACCAAAATCTACGAATCAAATAAAGAGGTGGATATTTACTACGGTCGCCAGTATCGAAGCACAATTATCTGTCGATCCATGGAAAAGCCACAGACCATTGTGGGTTTTAAGATTGGTCATGCGTTGATTGATGAGCTTGACGTAATGCCGATGGTGAAAGCGCAGCAGGCATGGCGAAAGATTATTGCTCGTATGCGTTACAAGCAAGCGGGGCTACTGAATGGTATTGATGTAGCGACCACACCCGAAGGCTTTAAATTCACGTATGAGCAGTTTGTAAAAGAAGCCAGTTCAAGTGATGCAAAGCGTGCATTGTACGGAATGATTCAAGCTTCAACGTATGACAATGAGAAGAATCTTCCCGATGACTATATTTCGTCTTTGCGAGAGTCATACCCACCACAGCTGATTGAAGCTTATTTGCGTGGGCAATTCATTAACTTAACCAGTGGTGCTGTTTACCCAGACTTTAGCCGAAAACTCAACCACACAGACGAAACCATACTACCTAGTGAACCATTGCACATCGGCATGGACTTTAACGTGCTGAAAATGTCAGCAATTGTCTACGTGATTCGCAACGGTTTGCCGATAGCGCTTGATGAACTGGTGGGTGTGAGGGATACCCCAACGATAGCCAATATGATTAAAGAGCGCTATCAGAGCATCGGGCATCACATCACGATTTACCCCGATGCTAGTGGGCAAAATACCACAAGCAAGGGTGCTTCGGTTTCTGACCTGAGCATCTTGCAGCAAGCAGGATTCACGATTAAGGCAAACAGCGTAAATCCACGCGTGAAAGACCGTGTGAACGCCGTGAATGCCATGATCTGTAATGCCAACGGTGAACGCCGTTTCAAAGTAAATACGCATAAATGCCCAACACTTACTGAGTGTTTAGAGCAACAGGCTTACGACAAATTTGGAGAGCCTGACAAGAGCACTGGACACGACCACGCCAATGACGCGATGGGCTATCCGATTGCTTTTCTCTATCCAGTAAACAAACCAACCATTACACATGGCGCTCACGTGCCACACATGAGCCGATAGACATGGACTTTATTTCTTTAAAAAATACATACACTAAAGATAGTGACTATCCTGATCGGGCATTCAACATTCTCGCACTGACACGTGTGATCAATGGCTCCATGTATGACAACTTGGAATATGACTTTTCAGAAGAAAAGAACCTTGCAGGTGAATACATCTCGCTCAGTAAACGCCGTCCGTCTGCACGTACTCGATTGTGTGCAACGGTGGTAAACGATTCTGTCAGTTTGTTGTTTTCCGAGGGGCATTTCCCGAACTGCGACTGTGCTGACGAACCGACACGCGACAAGCTTGAGAAAATCATCAAAGAATCAAAACTGAATGAAGTCATGCTTGAGGCTGCTGTCATCGGTTCAGTGGGTTCTGTTGCTGTATTAATGCGCGTGCTGAGCAATCGCGTGTTTTTCAAAGCAATGAACACGGCTTACTTGACGCCGCACTGGGATCCTAATGAGCCTGACGTTCTGAAAAAAGTCACAGAGCGTTATAAGCTTAAAGGTAATATCTTGAAGCAAGCTGGTTACGCTGATGTTGAAGATAATGAAACTTACTGGTTTCAGCGTGACTGGAATAGTATTTCTGAAACTTGGTATCTGCCGCAAGCCTTGAATGATGCTAAAGAGGGTAAATCGCCTGTAATCGATGCCAACAATACCATAGAGCATAAACTTGGGTTTGTGCCGCTGGTTTGGATTAAGAATCTACCAGGTGGTGATGACATTGATGGCACTCCAACATTCCCAACCGAAGCAATTGACCTGCAAATTGAGTCTGATTACCTGCTTTCGCAAGGTGGTCGCGCATTGAAATATCAAGCCGATCCAACATTGCACATTAAAAACCCTGCTTTCGGTGATGGTGCGATGGTTAAGGGTGCGGCCAATGCAATTGTGACTGGTCAAGATGGTGATGCAAAACTACTCGAAATTAGTGGTGATGCAGCTCACGCCGTGATGGATTGGGTGAAAGGCTTGCGAGAGATTGCTTTAGAGGGTGCAGGTGGTAACCGTGCCAATGCTGACAAGCTGAGCGCCGCGCAGTCTGGTCGTGCTATGGAGTTGATGAATCAATCATTGATCTGGTTGGCTGACAAACTGCGCATTAGCTACGGTGAAGGTGCATTGCTCGACTTGCTTAACATGATTGTTAAAGCATCTAAAGTATTTAAGCTGGTGAACAAGAAAGGCGTCGAGTACGGTGAATTATCGCAAAATGATGACCTGTCTTTGCGCTGGTCGAACTGGTATCAGCCGACTTATGCAGATAAACAAACACAAGCTAATACGCTCAGTGTATTACGCCAAGCAAACCTAATTTCTCAAGAAACAGCAGTGAAGTCGCTAGCCGATGCTTACGACATTACTGACCCACAGGATGAATTGCGACAGATCGAAGCTGACAAGCCACTTGTTGACGACGTTCCACCGCCAAAATCTGAACCGCTTTCACAGTCTGATGACTAACTTAATGAAATAAACAGCCCCGATGATTCGGGGTTTTCTTTTTTGGAGACGACTGATGTCTGATCAAAAAACCTCATTACCGAGTGAACTCGATAAATTGCCAGCAGCGATCTGCGAAGCAAATAACTTATCGGGTGTGATTATTTTGGCGCGAGATGCACAAGGTACTGTCCAGTTCTGCGGTCATGGTGTGAATAACTCCGTAGCCAATGAAATGCTATCCATCGGCATTTACTGCAATCTCAGTCAGCACTACGAGCATGTAGAACAAGGCTTGGCAGGTGCTGAAGCTCAACGTATCGCGCAACAAATCAAACAAAGCAATGGGGTGAACCATGAATAAGCTTCAACAATTCCTTTTCCGCAACTTTCATTTCGAAGAAGCTAATCCTGATGGTGGTGCGGGCGGTGGTGGCAAACCACAGTCTGGGGTTTTCTCTGCCGAGTATGTGCGAGAACTTCGTGCCGAAAACAAATCATATCGTTTGAAGAACGAAGAATTGACCAAAAAAATTGAAGGCTTTGAAGCCGAAAAAGCTGACGCCGTTGCCAAAGCGGTAGAAGAAGCGAAGGCTCAGGCGAAAGAAGAGGCGCGTACAGAGGTACAAGCTGAAGCTGATCAACGTGTATTACTCGCTGAGCTGAAAAGTGAAGCTGTGAAAAACGGCATAGTTGATGTAGATGGTCTAAAGCTCGCTGACTTGTCAGGTGTGAGCTTGAAAGACGGAAAACTCGAAGGTGCGGACGAATTGTTTGCTGGATTGAAAGAAAGCAAACCGTATTTATTTGGGCAGCCGCAAAGCAATAGCAGCAACCCGACCAAACCACCGTCTCCGAATCCGCCAACTCCAAAAAAAGCAACTGATATGACGGACGAAGAATACGCCGCGGCGAAAGCGAGCGTTATCAAAATCAAATAAAAACCTTTAAACCCATCGGGGCCAGACGCCCAGGGGGAAAGAAAATAACCCCTAGGAGTTTAACTTAATGGGTATTCAAAACTTTCCAGCGGCATTACAGCCGATTATTCAACAAGGCTTTTTGGAGCGTGAGTTTCAAAGCGGCTTGCAATCTCGCATCGGTTTTCGTGCAATTGCTGATCGTGAAGAAATTCCCAACAAAGTCGGTGAAACGGTTACAAAAACTCGTAACGGCTTAAAAGCACCAACAACCACGCCACTCACACCATCAAGCAACACCAACTTGGACAATGGTTTAACTCCATCTATGTGGACAGTTGAGCAATATACGCTCAGCATGAACATGTACGGTGACACCATTGACTTAAACATGGTGACTCAGGGTGTTGGTATTGCTTCACAGTTTATGGTGAACGCTCAGGTAAACGGTGTTCAAGCCAATCAGTCGCTTGACCGTTTAGCGCGTGACGCATTGTTCAACTCATATCTTGGTGGCAACACTCGCGTGAAAACCACTTTGGGTGCGCCTGCAACCACAGTTGCGGTAGACGACATTCGCGGCTTCCAGCATGTGCTTGTGAACGGTGTGAAAACGCCTGTTTCTCCGTCCGCAACCACCACTGTGACCATCGGTGCTGGTGTTTATACGCTGACTGGTGCAACAGCTGACGGCACAAACGCATCAACAACCCCGAATGGTATTTCAGGTACATTGACTCTATCTGCAAACGTAAGCGTTTCGGATGGTACTGCGGGCAACGGTGTAGTTGCTGCAACTGCGCCTTCGGTTATTCGTGCCAACTCTAAAGCAAGCACATCTGGCTTGATTGCCACTGATTTGCTGACTATGCAGCAAGTGTTGAATGCAGTTGCTCAGCTTCGTGCGAACAACGTGCCGACGATCAACGGTAAATATCATTGCTATCTCGATGATTACCACTTGCTTGAACTGTTCCAAGATGGCGACTTTAAGTTGTTATATCGTGGTGCTTATGGTTCTGAAGCGTATCGCAATGGTCAAGTGATTGAGCTGTTGGGTGTTTTATTTATCCCGACCAACGAAGCGTATCAACAAAAGCTTTCTGGCGTTTCGATTCGTCGTGCCATCGTGTGTGGTCAAGGTGCATTGGTCGAAGGTGACTTTGCATCAATTGGTTATAGCGAAATCGGTGATGGTGATAGCATTAAATCAATGGTTGATGGCGTGTGCATGGTGACACGTGAGCCGTTAGACCGCTTGCAACAAATCATTGCTCAGTCTTGGTACTGGATCGGTGGTTTTGCTGTGCCGACTGACGTAACCGCAAACACTAGCATCATCCCAACTGCATCAAACAGCTACTTTAAGCGCGCTGTGGTGCTTGAATCTGCATAATGATTGCATGAACGAGAATGCCCCTTCGGGGGTTTTCTTTTTTGGAGTTTGATATGGCAGCACGCAAAAAAACAGACCTACCCAAAGCAGTAAAACTTGTTGCGCCGCATGGCTTTCATGATGATGAAAAGCATCACTACTGGCAGCAAGGGCAAATCGTTACCAATGAAGATGAAATCGCGTTACTGATTGAGCGCGGTGCTCCAATTGTAGTTGTCGATAAGCTTGAAGTTGAAGTTTATTTACAACCACAAGTTCAAAAAATTCAAATCGACCCATCAATTATGTAGGTGTCTTATGGCTTTCACCGATGCGGAAAAAACAGATATTAGACGATTTTGTGGTTATCCAGTGTTCGGTGGTCAACCAGTGCAAGCTTTCGGACATCGTTTTTATCAACAATACGGGACACTCGAATTTCGCTTAAACAACTTGCAACCAAGTGAAGAAGCGGTAATCCGTACAACGTATTTAACCAATTTAACTCAATTAGAGTCCGACATTGTTGGAACTCGATCAAATTTAGATACAGATCAGGCAGCAGTCTGGACGCACAACAAAAATGAACAGCGTGACCGCGAACAGCTTTTTGATAGCTGGCGCCGTAAGCTGTGTGGCTTTTTGGGTGTTCCTCCTGGTTCAGTCTTAGGTGGTGGAAACAGCATTAATTTGGTGGTGTGATATGGACGGAGCAACACTACAAGCCAAAGTCTATAAGGGTTATGGCAAGGCAGCACAGCGAATTGGCTACCCATACCAGCAATATCGACCAACCAGTGCGAATAACCCGCTTGCAACCACGCCAGTGCAGACACTGTCAGCATCATTTACCACGGATTTTATGTTCAACAAGCCTAATCGATACGGTCAGGCAACATGGATTGGTATCTTTGACGCGACAAATGTTGATGTTGGTGATTATTTTGTTGGGCATGGTGGAGCATTCTTTATTGCCGCAATGCAAGACACGTTGCCGATTTACTGTGTGCAGTGCAATCGCACACTAAGCGTCTATCGCGTGAGCATGGACAACACTGTAGGTCAGATTGGTTATGGTGGTGATACATCACAGGATGAAGTTCTGTTGATGCAAAACTGGCCTGCAAGTGTATTACAAGGCACGAAAGGCGAGCAGAACGATGCTAAGTTGCCTGGAGATGTGCGAACGCCGTGGTGGGCTATTTTAATGCCTGACTACAATGGAATTCTATTGCGTACAAGCGATATTCTCAAAGATGAACTTGGGCGACGATACATCATCTCAAGCGCCGAACTCACAGATATGGGCTGGCGATTAACTGCTATGCAAGCACAGGTGTGATATGGCTGACTTATCTGATGTGCTGAATCAAATTGTTGGTCTGTGTGCTACTGCTGTTTATCCAAATGGCACAGCAAACCCAAGCGTGGCGAACGCTGGAATTAAGATTTATGCAGGATGGCCAGTGCCAAATGTACTGGAAACTGATTTAGCAGCAGGCAAGGCGCACATAAGCGTTTATCCACTAGCAACCGAGCGCAAGACCAGTCGACACATTGGGCGACCATGGCAAACAACGCAAGATCCAGTTACAACCATCACAGGTGTAGTTAGCAGTACGACTGCCACGTTATCTGGCACAGTGACTACGCCACAAAACATTTGCTTGAACGTAAACAAAAAGGCTTACATTCACGCAGTACAAGCTACTGACACACTAACAAGTATCGCAACAGCGCTAGCTACACTCATTCAAGCTGATCACCCACTAGCAAGCAGTAATACCAACGCGGTAATGATTCCTGATGCAAATAACGTCAGTTTTATTGCAGGTGGCTTTGCGACGATGGTGCGAGAATTAAAGCGTCAGGAAAAACAATTTCAAATCACTGTTTGGGCTTCAAACCCAACTGTGCGAGACAAGATCAGCGGCGCCGTAGATTCAGCTTTGGCAGCAATAAATGACTTAACTTTTGCCGATGGCTCGCATGGCATCATGCTCTATGCGCGAACATTTCAGACCGATCAGATGGAAAAATCCATGCTGTATCGCCGTGACATTGTTTACACAGTGGACTATGCAACTACACAAACCAGCCAAGCTGCTCAGGTGATTGCACCAATTCTCAATATTCAAAGCTCTTAGAGGCAACCTATGGACGAAACTCAACAACATCATCTGGTAGTTGTTCAGCCTTTTGCTGACTATCAAAAAGGGCAGAAAATCACTGACCCGACAGAAATTCAAACCATTCTTGATGGCGAAAACCATTTTGCAGTTGTGAAGATTCTCGCTGAATAAAGAGCAACATCTTTTTTAATTCCCCCGCCATGTGCGGGTTTTTCATTTTTTGGAGATGGTCATGCCAATTTATCAGGCAGGAAATCTGAATACGGCTGCACTTTCCGCACCCGATTTATATGTTCAGGTAGTTCCACCAAAAACCCGTTACATCAATGGGGTGGCAACAGATATTTTAGGGATTGTTGGGGTGGCTTCATGGGGGCCAGTCAATAGTCCATTCTTGATTGGTTCTGCTGCAGATGCTCAGCGCTATATTGGCGCTCAACAGGTGCGTAAATACGACTTGGCAACAGCTGTTGCAGTCTCGTTGCAAATGGGTTCTGCAAATATTCGCGCCGTACGTGTAACTGATGGCACTGACATTGCTGCAAGCGTTGCACTGAAAGACACAGCAACCACCCCTGTAACTGGTGCAACTCTTTCAGCAATTTACACAGGTACAACTGGTAATAGCATTCAGGCTGCAATCACAGCAGGCACAGCAGTTAACAGCTTTAAGCTAACAATCAGCTTACCTGGTCTTGCACCTGAGATTTACGACAACCTTTCTGGTACAGGCGCAACCTTCTGGCGGAATTTAGTCAGCGCCGTAAACAGTGGGCAATACGGTATTGTTGGGCCATCTAAATTAGTTATTGCAACAATTGGTGTAGGAACAGCAGCTCCGAACGTATCAACCACATACACCTTTGCTGGCGGTACAGATGGTGCAACTACAATCACCGATGCAACGATTGTTGGGGTTGATGGCGCAGGTAATTCGCGCAAGGGTATGTATTCGTTGCGTGGCACAGGTGCACAGGTTGCCAACCTTGTTGATGTGACTGACTCAACCCAATGGCCTGCAATGCTGGCTTACGGCTTGAGCGAAGGGACTTATGTTGTAACGCAAGGTCCTGCTGGTGCTTCGTATTCAACTGTTTCAACCTCACTCAATACTGCAGGTGTTGACAGTTATGCACTTAAAGTCTTGGTTGGGGATTGGGTGTACTGGTACGACCAAGTGAATGGTGTCAACCGCATGATTGCGCCTGCCACGTTCTCTGCTGCCAAAATCGCTTCATTGGCTCCACATATTTCGCCATTAAACAAGCCATTAAACGGTGTTGTTGGAACTCAGCGCCAATTGGCAAATCAGCCGTACAGCTTAAGCGAAATTGGTGCAATCAACACTGCTCGACTCGATGTGATTACCAATCCTTGTCCAGGTGGCAACTACTTTGGTCATCGCTCTGGCCTAAATGTCGCATCAAATCCGACGCAAAACAGTGATACATACACCCGTATGACCAACTTCATTGCTTTGACGTTGGCAGCATCATTTGGCTATGTGGTTGGTCTAAATCAGACAACAGATTTACGCCGTGAAGCGAAAAGCACAATGGAAGCGTTTTTGTCGAATCTGCAAGGTCAGGGCATGATTGGTGATCCAAACGGTGGTCCTGCGTTTTCAGTGCAGATTGACTCAACCAATAACCCAGACAGTCGTGTTGCATTGGGTTATATGCAAGCTGATGTTCAGGTGAAATATCTCAACGTGGTTCGTTACTTCCTTATCAATGTTGAGGGTGGTGGCAGCGTAACTGTTGTGGCTTCAGCAAACCCACGATAAATAATCATTTAAACCCCGCATGTCGGGGTTAATTTTTGGAGTAAAGATTATGCCAATTAGTGGCTACTCTATTGGTCGTGATATTGCGCTTGATGTGATGACAGCAAGTGGCGCACTGCGTTTCGACAAGATCATGAAGTTCACCGCAAAACCAAAGATTGCAACTCAGGAAATTGTTCCGCTAAACGGTCAGACGGATGAGTTGCAATGGCCTAAAGGCTGGACTGGAACAATTACCATTGAGCGTACTGGCTCAACGGCTGACGACTGGCAAGCTCAGTGGGAAGATGATTATTTCAATGGTGTGAACCGTGACCCATCAACCATTACTGAAACAATCACCGAGCCAAATGGTAAAACTTCTGTTTATCGCTATGAAAACGTGCAGTTGCACTTATCCAATGCGGGTGATGCAAGCGGTGAAAAGACCATTGAACAAGAGTTCACTTGGACAGCGCGCCGTCGCAAAAAAGTAGGTTAATCCAATTCGCATGGTGCAGTAGTCGCCATGCTCAATCAAATCAGCATCGGATAAAGCAAAATGACCAAAGTAACAGTACATGAAGACCTAAACACTGTAGACACAACAAAAAAAAATAAACTGCAGAAAGAAACAGTCACAGATAGCAAAGGGCGTGTAATCACATTGCGCGAACTCGATCCACTGCAACAATCACGATTGGTTATGGCAGTTGGCGGTGAGATTGCATCTAATATGACCTACATGAACGGATTTGCACTTCCTGCAGCAAGTGTTGAGAAGATTGATGATGATTCGTTTGGCTTTCCATCGAATGTGAAGCAAATCGAAGGCATGCTTAAAATTCTAGGGAATGAAGGTATTGCAGCAATCAATAACCATACCATGGCAAAATTTGAAAAGCTCAAAGAAGAAGTTGAAAAAGAAATTGAATCAGCAGAGAAGCTTGCAGCAAAAAACTAGCAAGGAACCCCGATTTTAAAAGCCGTTGCTGGTTGATTAGAAACGGGGTTCCTTTTGATAGAGTTTTTGAGTGTGACCAGTTGCTCCAGCATGAACGCCTTGCAATGAGCGTTGTCTTTTCTGAGATTGAAGGGCAAGAGTGGGACTGGAACACGATGCAGTTTAAGGAGCGTGATTGATGGAATTTGGCGATTTAGCAAAACTTGCCGCTCACTTTGCTGCGCTTGAGGCTGCGGAAATTAAATCGCTTGAACATGGGCTTAAAGTCTGTGCCGAGCAAATTGAAAAAACCGCAAAAGAGGAAATAGGGCATTATCAAAATGCGATAGGTCCTTATCCTGCGTGGTCGCCGCTTGCTGAATCAACAGAGGAGCAGAAAGCCAAAAAAGGCTATCCTGCCAACTCTCCATTACTTGCTTCTGGTGAGATGCAAAAAAGCATTCAGAATGAAGTTTCGGCACTTACAGCAATTATTGGCTCTACTGATAAAAAGATGGTTTACCATGAATTTGGTACAGTACGAATCCCGCCGCGTCCAGTGATGGGGCCAGCAGCTTACCGAAACAAGGAATTTATCCTTAAAACGATTGGTGAAGCTGCTATGTCAGGGATTGTGGGTGGTAGTTTGAGTGGGCGTGTGTTGAGGGGTTAATTTTTGTAGATATATTTTTATACATGTAGTAAAAATATATAAACAAAATAGATAACCAAGAATTCACACATGAAGAAAGTCTTAAAAATTATCGCAGCAGTTATATTTGGCTTCTTTGGATTGCTATACATCTATGCACAATTTGGTAATGATGAAACTCATGGTCAAGAGCAACAGTCAGCAGCCACAGAGACAGCTCAATCTAGCCAAGCATCCAACAATGAGCCTCCTTTAGAGTTAACTTCAGAAGAAGTTCTGGTGGCTTATAAAGCCAATGAAATTGCTGCAAACAAGAAGTTCAAAGGTCATAAACTATTGGTTAGTGGGAAAATTGAATCAATTAATGCAGACATTACAGATAAAGCAGCAATCGTATTCAAAACTAAAGATCAATATGACTTTATGAAGCCTATAGCTTCCTTGGCTGACTCCGAGCAAGATAAGGCAGCTCAACTATCGAAAGGTCAAAATATTAAAGTGCTTTGCACAAATGTTACAGAAATGGCTGGAACACCAATGTTGAATGGTTGTGTTTTGCAACAGTCTTGATGTGCAATAAATATGAACAAAAATTAAAGCACCCTAGGGTGCTTTTTTATTGGCTACGTTATGAATCGCTTTAGAAAGTTTTTCACCTTCAACACCTTCATTTTTTAATTCACTAATCAGTGTTTGCATGCTTAGAGCAACGATCTTTGTCATCATTTCGGCATCATTTGGATTGAATGACACAGGATCTTCAAAGCTTTTCTCTAGGCGAGCAACAATCTCCTGATTCATTGAGCGATTATTTTCTTTAGCTGTAGCAACAATTTTTTCGCGAAATTCAGGACTTACACGAACTTTTAAGGTAACAACAGTGTTTTGATCTTCACTCATTGAAAATTAAGCCAAAATAAAACAAATAATAACCCCACTTTGGGGATTGACCAATAGACCCATAATGGGTACTATGATCTTGTACCCAATATGGGGACTTTAAGGAGAAGTAATGAAAGAAAAGCAAAAAAATTCTACCGATGTTCGTTTTCGACTTGGTAATGAATTACATGAGTCTTTGAAAGAAAAGGCTAAGAAAGAAGAGCGTTCAATGAATTATTTAATGAATAAGGCAGTTGAGCTTTTATTAAATCAAGAGAGTGCGAAAGCATGAAATCAATAGGCACAAAAAAACCTTGCCAGACTACCAATCAAATGCAAGGTTTTGTTGCCATCACAAAGGATGTAAACGTATGACTAGTTTAGCATTAAGTTTTAATGATGTAAATTTTTCGCCTGTTCAACAAAATGGACAGGTTTGGCTTAAGACTAGTGAATTAGCAGAAGCTCTTGGATACTCCGATCAAAGTGGTGTAACTCGTATTTATTCGCGTAATGAAGATGAGTTTACTCAAGCTATGAGCTGCTCGGTCAAATTGACCGAGAAGGGTCAAACAAGGGAAATTAGAGTTTTCTCCCTGCGTGGTTGCCATCTAATCGCAATGTTTGCCAAAACAGCCATTGCAAAACAATTTCGCAAATGGGTTTTGGATGTTTTGGATAAAGAGGTCTTAAGTCAAGCGATTAATCAGCGCAAAGCCATTTCACCAGAACAGCAAGCATTGTTGCATGAGATTGTAGCGCGCCGTTCTAACGGTGAGCGCAAGATATTTGCTGAAATGTGGGCGCGTCATAATCGACATTTTAAGATTGCAAAATACAGTCAATTACTGGCAATCCATTTCCCTGAAGCTGTTCATTATTTAGAGACAATGGACGTTAAGGCAAAACCTAATCCTCAAGCACTAAAGGCTCTGCCGTATCCACAAGAAGTTGTTCAGGTTGCACAGCAAATTGACCAAGAATACAAGGCAGGTCGTTATGAATCATGGTTTGTAACTGCGAGAAATGGAGTGTTGTCCGCAATGCCAGTGCCACATGGCTATTATGTATTTAACGTTAAAGAGTTTACAAAGCATTTTGATGGTGTGCTTAACGTACTGTACGGATCTGACACATTGACACAAGGTCGATATTTTCTGAATGAAGCAAAATAAAACTTAAGCCAAAAAACCCTGCATATGCAGGGTTTTTTAATGTCAAAAATTTGGAGTTAATATCATGTCCTTTGAAGCATATTCTGTAGCAGTTAAATTATCCCTGATTAACAATGTATCCAATGGGTTGCTAGTTATTTCCAAAAGCCTACAAAGCGCCCACGCCGATGCGGAAAAGTTAAATGAGAAACTTAAGAGTATAGGTAAAACAATAGCTGTCGGCGGCATGATGTTTGGTGGCGGCATGATGATGGTTGGCATGTTTAAGGCGCCTATCGAAGAAGCTATAAATTACCAAAAAGAACTCGGAAAACTTCAGCAAATGGGTTTAGGTAATTCCCAGATTGCAGAAGCTCAGAAGTTTGTTAAGGCCAATGAAATAATTGGAACATCCTTGATGGATAGGATAGAGCTATTCACCGATGCACAGGGTGCTTTCAGACAGTCTGGCATGACAGACATGAAGGCTCTTGAAGCAGCTAAAGTTATGATGCCATCCTTGGCTTATTATAAGGTCGCTTCGAGTATGCTTAGTAGCGATAAACAGGGAATGGCACACGAACAATTTATGCAGTTAAACAAAACTGTAGAATTAATGGGTGGTTTGAATAGCCCGATTCGGGCACAGCAGATTGTAGATGGGGTTTACAAGGCTGTACAGTCAAGTGGAAAGATGGTTTCTAACCGAGACCTACGACAATTTGTTTCTCAAGCTGGACCTGCGGCTGTATCTCTGACAGATAAAACCATCTTTGCAGGTCTTGAGCCAATTATTGGTGAATTTGGCGGCTTTAAGGTTGGTACTGGGCTCAACACGGCTTACAACCGCACACACGGTATTATGGCATTATCTCCAAGCATTTTAACTAATGAAGCAATAAGGCTTGGGGTGTGGGACCCGCACAAAGTGGAGAGAACCAAGGGTGGAGGGGCTAGATTTAAGCATGGTAGCCCAATGACACCAGCACTGGCACATTTAATGGAAACCGACACCATTGCCTTCTCTCAAGAAATGATGAAGATTTACAAACAAAACCACATTACTCAGCTAGCCGATATCGCCCGCGAAAATGCTATTTTGTTCGGCACAACAGGTGGTAGGGTTTACACCAAGATCATGCAACAAATGCCTGTCTTGCTAGAGTCTGAACATGCTTTTGATCGATCAAAAGGCACTAAAGAAACGGTGGAGAATAACAAAAACTCCCCAATGATGGCAGTTCAGGAGTTAAATAAAGCCACAGAAGACTTGAAGCTAGCAGTTGGACAAAACCTATTACCAATCTTTACTCCATTAGTAAAAAATTTGGCAGATATGGCAAGAGAGCTATCAAAACATCCAAAGCTAGTGCAAGGTTTGACCTACGCCTTTGCTGGGTTGTCAGCTGTCTTAATTACAGGTGGTTTGATTCTAATGATTAAAGCAGCCACCAGCGCATTTATTATGCTTGGTGGAGCATTGATTGGATTTCCAGCACGGTTAATTACTGCACGAGTTGCAACACTAGCAATGACCACATCAATTGGTGGAGCTGTATCGGTATTTGGTATGTTATCAGCAGCAGCTATGAGCTTCATTAAGCTTGCAGGTGCTTTTGCAGCAGGCTATGGCATTGGCACAGGAATACGTGCAGCCTATATGCAGACCGAAAAAGGACAGAAGTTTGACGACTGGCTTGGTGGTAATATCGCAAAAGGGATGAGATTTTTTGGTAGTCAGGAAGCGGCGGACGCTGTTGCACAACGTGAAAAGTATGACCGCATGAATGGCTCACCTGTTCCAACCAAAAGTCAGCGCCCAATTCAGGTTCACACCAGTATTGAAATGGATGGCAAGAAAATCGCTAATGCTGTAACCATGCATCAAACCAATGCAGCTGCAAAGCTGCCATCTAGCACAGGTATTAACCCATATCTCGGCATGCCTTTCCCATCGTCTTTCTAAAATAGGTGAACTATGTCTGCACTTAGTTTTTTAAATGGCTTTGCTCAAGGCATGGATCCATCTGCTACACGTTTAATTTTGGGTGAGTTCGAGTTTTTAGATTTTGAAGTCCCTGAAAGAATTCAAATCCTCGGCAAGCAAAAAACCATCATCCATCAAATGATCGGTGGAAAGCGTGTTATTGACTTGCTTGGGGTTGAGTATGATCCACTTCGATGGTCAGGGATTATCACAGGCTCCGAGTCAGCAAGTCGGGTGCAAGCACTTGAACAGATTCGTGATGCTGGCAATGTAGTCACACTTACACTGGACGACATTAGTTTCGATGTGGTTGTGACTGAATTTGCTCCCACTTACGAGTTTAAGTATCGCCGCCCATATCACATCGAAGTTGCTGTGCTGAAGCGAAATGATGCGCCGTCTAGCGTTAATTCATTGCTGGGTTCGCTAGATGCGCTAATTCATAGCAGCATTGGTGAGATGCTTGGACTATCAAGCATTATTAACATTAGCGCGATTACCGATGCAATTAATACCATTCAGTCTGTGGTTTCGACAGTAAAAGATATTGCTCATGCGGCCATCTCTACTGTTCAAGCGATTATTCGCCCAATCATTGCGGCTCAACAACTGGTTCATAGTGCCATTTCAAGCCTTGAATCAACAGCAAGAAGCATTACGACGCTAGGTGGTTTATTGCCTGGTAATCCGATTGCTAAAACGGTAAACAATCTCTTATCACAAGCCGACTCTGTGACTCGATTGCCAGCGTTATACCAGTTGAGCAATGTACTTTACCGCCTAGATAAGAATGTGCGAAGCGGTCAGACTGCCGATGGGGTGAAAACTGTCACTCAATCTGGCGGAAACTTAATGACACTTGCGAGTCAAATCTATGGCGACCAATCGTTATGGACAAGTATCGCGTCAGCCAATGCAATTACTGATCCGCAAATCACAGGGATTCAAACGCTGGTAATTCCAAGTAATCCGAGTAGCTAGCTATGGATAAGAACAACCCAATCGTTACACCAAACGCCCGCCAAATCAGCGGGCGTTGTCTTTTGAATGGCATTGAAGTGCCGTTTATATCTTTTGATGTCGATAACAATGCAATGAATGCTGCGGATACGTTTTCTTTAACACTGGCATCTTCAGCTTTACCAAAAGAAATGAACTTGGCGAAATGGTGGGCAGAACAAACAAAAATTACTGTCACATTATTTGCGAGCATTACGACAGCCAAAGGCAAGGACGAAAAACAGTTAATCGTGGGCCATGCTGACAAAATGCGCCCAAATCTTGCACGTGGTCAAATCACACTGGAGGGTCGGGATTTTACGGGCTTAATGATTGACTACAAGTCAGCAGGCGAGAGTTATAAGAATTACACGGCAAGTCAGATTGCAACCATGATTGCCAAAAGTCACGGATTAAATCCAGTTGTAACACCGTTCAACAAGTGGCGCTTTGGTGAGTTTATGAACTCGGATGTTGCTCACTTGACTGGTGAGCAAACTGACTGGGATTTGCTTTGCAATATTGCGGGATTTATCAACTATCGGGTTTATGTGGATGGTTATGACCTGCACTTTGAGCCAATTCCAGCGGAACCAACCGAAAAAACAGCAGATCAGTATGTGATTCGCTATGTACCCAAAGGCACTTTAGCGTATCCACAAGCCAATGTTTCGGATGATCTTGAATTTGAGCGAAACCTAAGCATCACCAAAGGTTTGGTGGTTGAGGTAATGAGCTGGCAGGTTAGAAAAAAGAGTCAAAAGCAATTTACTGCATCATTTCCAACCAAAGGCTCGACTAGCACTAAACCCGGAACGGCTCGCGCAAAATCCCAAGTTTATCGAATCATTCGACAAGGATTAACACCTCAGGCAGCAGCAAGCCTTGCACAGTCAATGTATCAGCAAATCTCAAAGCATGAGATGAAAATGAGCTGCTCAACAGGTGGCGATAACATCCTGAATTCAATGATGATGATTCGAGTCGAAGGAACAAATAGCGCTTTTGATCAACTGTACTACTGCGATTCAATTCGTCGTTCGCTGTCATGGGATGGTGGTTACACAATGGCAATTCAGGCAAAGAACCGCAGCCCATTATTGGAGGTGGTTGGCTAATGATGCAACTTATTAATGCATTCAACATGCATGCAGCATACGCACAAAAAAGCGGGTTTAGCGGCACTCGATCAGGTTTGGTTACAGCTTACGACCCCAAAAGCTATAGCGTCAAAGTTCAACTACAGCCGACAGGTGAGGAAACTGGCTGGATTCCACTAGAAACACCATGGGTGGGAAATGGCTGGGGTTTGGCTGCTGGCCCAATGATTGGTGCTGTAATTAAAGTTGATTTTGATGCAGGTCAGATCGGTGTTGGCATGGCTTCAGGACAGTTTTATAACGATGAAGATCGTTGTCCTGCACCACCATCTGGTGAGTTTTGGTTAGTCCACCAGTCAGGCTCAATGCTGAAATTTCACAATGATGGCTCGGTTGAGGTTGCAGCTGCTGCAGCGATGAGTTACACAGCCACTCAGCACACCTTTCACGGCCCAGTAACTATGGATCAGACATTAGGAGTCACCAAGCAAATTACAGGGCAGGGTGGCATAGCTGTCTCAGGTGGCTCTGGCAACACCATTTCAGGTGGTTTAGCGGTCACTGGTGGTGATGTGACTGTTGATGGTGTTGGCGTAAAAGCGCACCACCATAATGATCCACAAGGCGGTCAAACCAGTGGAGCTATTCAATAATGCAAGATTTATATCACTACATTGGTAGTGACCTAAGCACTTCACCAACAGGCGATTTAATGCCCGTGTCTGATATTGAACGTGGTAAGCAGCGAGTTTTACGCCGTTTACTGACCAATCCAGGTGATTACATTTTTCACCCTGAATATGGCGCTGGGCTAGGGCAAAAAGTTGGTGAAATCCTGAATGTTGGTGAGTGGACAGCATTAATTCGAGGGCAAATGTTGCTTGAAGATTGTGTGGCTAGTCAGCCAGCACCAACCATCAATCTAAAATCAATTCAGGATGGCGTCACAGTATCGATTGCTTATACGGATGCGCCGTCTGGTCAACCTGCCACTCTTTCTTTTAGTCTTACGAGGTAATTATGGCACTGAATATTCTTGATTTTGCCACCATTGTAAGAAACCAAGTAACAGCAATGCAGGGTCGGGCAGCAGGGCTTGTTGATTTAACCATTGGTAGTTTGCTTCGCTCAGTGTTTGAGGCAAATGCAGGCGTGGTGCAGTGGATTCAGCAGCTCATTGTTAATTTACTGGTGACAACACGCGCCGCAACCTGTTCGGGATCAGATTTAGATTCATGGATGGCGGATTACAGTTTTTATCGGCTGTCAGCAACCCAATCTGTGGGTATCGTTACTTTTTCACGATTTACTGCAACCAATCAGGCCTTTATTCCCATTGGAACAATTGTCACAACCACGGATGGCACACAGCAATATACCGTGGTCGCAGACACCACAAACCCAGCTTATAGCGCATCACTTGCAGGCTATACCGTTGCAGCAAATGTTGTGAGTATTAATGTCGGTGTGCAGGCAAACACCGCAGGCAGCGCAGGAAATGCTTTGGCTGGCACAGTGACAGTGATTAGTGGTGGCATTCAGTACATCGACACAGTGACCAACAATGCCAATTTTACTGGTGGTTTGGATGCTGAATTAGATGATGCTTTTCGGGCACGCTTTGTGCTGTGGGTTTCGTCACTCTCCAAAGCTACCAAAGCAGCCATTGGTTATGCCATTTCATCTATGGCAACAGGTGTGAGCTACACACTGACCGAAAACCAAGATTACAGCGGAAATGTAAAAAATGGCTACTTCTATGCAGTTGTTGATGATGGCACAGGTGCACCAACAAGCACATTCTTGTCATCTGCCTACAATGCGATTGATGCAGTTCGACCATTTACAGTGACTTTTGGTGTGTTTGCACCAGTTGTGGTGACTGCAAATGTAGTAATGACACTGACAGTAGATGCCTCAGCAGTCCGTTCAAGTGTGGTTACATTGGTTAAAACGGCAGTACAAAGCTATATCAATAGCTTATCGCTTGGACAGTTACTTCCGTATACCCAGCTTGCAGCAGTTGCCTATGCTGCCAGTCCATACGTTTTAAACGTATCTGCTATCACGTTAAATGGTGCAACAGCTGACCTTTCCGCTACAAATAAACAGGTTATTAAATCAGGCACAATCACGGTGAACTAATATGCAAGGTGATCAATCTGATTTTTTTACACGTATAAAAAGCTTGCTGCCCAATGGGTGGTTTGGTGATAACAGTTCAGTTCTGGATGCATTACTTTGGGGAATGTCTCAGGCACTGGCTTGGTGTTTCTCTCTGTACTTATATGCAAAGGCACAGACAAGGCTTTTAACAGCAACAGATGGCTGGCTTGATCTGATTGCTTATGATTTTTTCGGAAACAGCTTGCAGCGAGGCAACCTGACCGATTCAAGCCTTAGAAATAAGATTCAGATCAATATTTTTCGTGAACGTGGTACGCGCCATGCTGTATCAAAGGTTTTGTACGATTTGACTGGACGCTATCCAACCATCACAGAACCACAACTCCCTGCGGATGTTGGTTATTACGGAGGTTTGTCGGGCTACGGTGTGGCAGGTGGTTATGGTTCGCTCGTAATGCCATATCAAGCCTTTGTCACCGTCTATCGTTCACCCAGTGTCGGCCTGCCATTTATTGCAGGTTACGGCACAAGTACAGGCGGTTACTCGCAAGCATCACGTGCTGACTATGCCTCGGCGTCCCAAATTGGGCTCACCGATGCGGATTTAATTGCAGCAGTTGAAGCCGTAAGGCCTGCTGGAACGACAATCTGGATGCAGATTAAAAACTAATTATCAATTTTTAACATAGCCACCGAAAGGTGGTTTTTTTATTTCTGGGCCACCTTAATGGGTGGCTTTTTTATTGGAGCCATCAATGGACCGCCAGATTGTTTATCCCGGAGCTATTCCGCTAGAAACAGATTTGCTCAATACAAACAAAAACGCAATGATTGGTCTTGCAAAGCTTTCAGCAGCAATGCTTGGCACCAATACTGTTGTGAACGGCCTGACTGTTACGGCACAATCGCCAGCTGCAATGGCAGTGAACGTAGCACCAGGCGAAATTTACATGAGTGCGAACGTAGATGCTAACGCCTATAGCTCTCTTGCTGCAGACACTACACATCAGATTATGAAACAGGGCATCTTGCTTGATACACGAGCAATTAGCCTTGCCGCACCATCAACTGTGGGTTATTCGGTCAACTATTTGATTCAGGCTACTTATCAGGATGTTGATGCGAACAGCGTCACTTTGCCGTATTACAACAGCTCCAACCCATCGCAAGCATGGAGTGGGCCGAATAACGCAGGTACAGCACAATACACAACCCGCAAAGGCTCGGTAGTTGTTACATCGAAGGCAGGAGCAGCAGCAACGACAGGCACACAGCAAACTCCAGTGCCTGACACTGGCTATGTTGGCTTATATGTGGTGACTGTGGCCTACGGTGCAACGTCAATCACATCTGGC